ATTTGTCAAAGTAACGGACGCAATGCAACGTGGTGCTGACCTTGAGGCTGAAGCCAGGGACTATTTCGAGTTTATCTCAGGAATAGATGCAAAAGAAATTGGATTTTGTAAACACGACACTCTAGATGTCGGTTGTTCACCTGACGGTATTGTTGAAGATGAAAATGCAGTTTTGGAAATAAAATGCCCAGTACAAACCACTATGGTCCAATACTTGAGAGATGATATTTTGCCTGCAAAGTATATCCCCCAGGTGCAAGGACAGCTTTGGATTACGGAATGCAGTCACGCATACTTTTTCGCTTATCACCCTGATATGAAGTCACTTATTGTCAGAGTTGAAAGAGACGAAAAGTATATAAAAGCATTGGCAGACCTTGCCGAGAAAGCATCTGAACAGGTCGCAATTCTTTCTGATGAGCTAAAAAGATGAGTGACGAAGAAACAGTAGCTTTACTTGTCCTGCTTACATTGGTAGTCAAAACTAGCAAAATTAATGCAGATAAACTTGTCAAGGATTCAATCGAAATTTCGAAAATATTTATGGAGGAGATAAATGGCAAAAGAAGATGAGTATCAAACGCTCTACGAGATATTTCTGTCAGGTCAGATGTCTCACAAGCAGTTCACTGAACACCTTAAAGACGCAAATTTTAAAGATTGGTATTTAAGAAAATTAATCATACAAAACTACAGAGGAGAAGATGAAAATGCAACAATATGATAATACAAACAGGGGTGCTATTTGGAATAATTCAAGGAAGGAATCTGACAAACATCCAGACTTCACAGGCTCGCTAAATGTGGAAGGCAAAGAATATTATGTCTCTGCTTGGCGTAAAGAGCCAAATGGTGACAGGTCACCGGTTCTGTCATTCAGCATCAAAGCAAAAGATGCTGTTAGTGAGCCAAGCGCAACTAAGGTGTCAGAAGATGTCCCGTTCTGAAGTTGACTTTGCAAAATGTGTTAGAGCAGCCCAGGGAATGCGAAGAATGAGAAATATAGACATCGCAAATCACCTTGGATTGCCGAGGCAGTCAGTGACCAGGCTTAGAGCTAACAAGGATTGCAAAATAAATACAGCTTTGAAATTGGCTAATTTTTTCGGGCTGTCAATCGAGGAAATGCTTGAACTGGACAAATAATAATACTCCCCTTCATCGGGGAGTTTTTTAAAGGAGATAAGAATGGGGATTGAGTACGCTGTACATAACGAAAAGTCATTTGATTTACTGGTCGAAGACCTCAAGGCAAAAAAAATGCCATTCGTGGTTGATGTTATTTCTGGCGAGAGAACACTTCCGCAGAACAGGCTTCAACATCTAATGTACGCAATTATTGCTAAACAGCTTTATGGTAATGACGAGAGCTTTGCTAAAAGAGAGTGCAAGCTGAGACTTGGGGTTCCCATTCTAAGGCGTGATAGTGACGAATTTTCTGATGTGTATGACAAGATCATTAAGCCAGCATCTTATGAAGATAAGCTGGAAATGATGCGCTATATTTCAGTCACCTCTCTTTTCGATAAATCCCAGGGCAGTGAATATATAGATAAAATATTTAACGAATATCCCAGAAATGGTGTCCACTGGAATGATCTTGTCATCAGCCAAGTAGCCACAATGGTGAAGAAATGAAAAAAGCACCACTAGATTATATCTATATAGGATTCATTACTGGAATCGTAGTTGGTTTTATTACATTTCCTGTATTTTATTATTTGATTAAAAGATTATTTGAATTATGGAATTAAGACCTCACCAAATAAAAGCCATTGACATGATAAAGCGGTCATTCAAGTCTGGACGCATAAGGCCAGTAGTGGCTGCGCCATGCGCTTTCGGAAAAACGCACCTTGCAGCATATCTGATAAAAGGTTGCCAGGACAAAGGCAAAAGAGGTCTTTTTATCTGCGACAGAATAAAACTTGTTGACCAAACGATAGATGCCTTCGATGATTGGGGAATCCACTATGGTGTAATACAGGGAGAGCATCATTGCACCAATTATTCAGCATCTGTCCAAGTGGCATCTGCACAGACATTAGTCAGGCGCGTTAAGAAGGGTTACGACCCACAACCTGATTTAATTATTGTAGATGAATGCCATGTCACAATAAAATCAATAAGCCAGCTTTTCAGTAGATACCCAGATGCAAAAATTATTGGCTTGTCTGCCACACCATACGCAAAAGGCATGGGTTTAATCTATGACGATTTACTTGTGCCTGCTACAACCCAGGAACTGTTGGATGCTGGATACCTGACACCTATTACTTATTATGGTGGCGCAAAGGTTGACATCCGTGGAATAAAAACTAGAGCCTTGAGTACAGGCGGTAGCGACTTTGACCCTAGACTCCTGGAGAAAGCATTGACAGAGCAAAGCAAAAAACTGACAGGTTCAATCATTCAGAACTGGTTAAAGTATGGCGAGAATAGGCAAACAATAGCTTTCTCTCCATCAATTGCACACTCGAAATATATGACAGACCTTTTTAGACAGAGTGGTATCCCTGCTGCACACATTGACGGATACACTGATGTTCAGGAAAGAATAAAGCTTTTTAAGCAGCACGATTCTGGATTCATAAAAATACTTAGTTGCTCTCAGCTTTTATCAGTCGGCTATGACTCACCGACAACATCGTGCCTCATTGACTGCTACCCCACAAGAAGTAAAATTCTTTTTCAGCAGAGGGCAGGAAGAACAATGAGAATATCACCTGGCAAGGATTCAGCTATTTATCTAGACCATGCCGGAAATTTAGAGAGGCATGGACTGGTCGAGTGGCTTGTACCAGATTGTCTGTCGAAGGACGAAAAGAGGTTCAGAGAGTCAAATCAAATCAAACCAAAAGAGAAAAAGGCTAAGGAGTGTCCGAAATGTCACAGGGTTATGGATACTTCAAAATGCGTATGCGGATTTCAATTTATGGTCATGAAACAAATCGAAACCACTCACGAACTTCTGAGAAGAATCCAAGGTGGCAAGGCAACCTCTGAAGACCGAAGGTATATGAGTAGATACTACTCAAGCCTTTTGGCACTCTGCAGGAAACGTGGGTACAAGGATGGTTACGCTGCATATTTATACAAATCAAGATTCGACAGGTGGCCTAGAAAGATTGAAGTTGACTTGAAAAAAACACCTCTCCCAGAGGCAGAGGCTTGGATGACATCATCACTCATTAGGCACAAAAAAAGGAAAAATTATGACAAAAAAACAAAGATGGTGGAAGTGGCATAAGCAAAATCCAGTCTTCTACCAATTATTTGAACACTATAGCTTTGTTGCCATAAATAAGGGGCATAAGAAGCTCTCTGCGTGGCTAATCGTCAACAGGATACGGTGGGAGACTGCTATAGAGACAACGGGCGAGGATTACAAAATAAACAACGATTTTATCGCATACTATTCTAGGCTGTTCATGCACTACCATCCTGAATATAGTGGTTTTTTTGCTACAAAAAAGTTAACAACAGAATAAAAAAAGTAAACAAAAGTGTTGACAGGAAATTCACACCCTGTAAAATGTCTACATCATTTAAAAAAACAGGAGATTAAACATGAAAGAATTTTATTTGGTTAATTGGGTATGGAAGAACGACAACACCCCAGAGTATGGGTATGGTGATTACCCTGAAAAAAAATATTATCTTTCTGCGAAAGTAAATGCAGATACTTCAAGAAAAGCACAAAATTTGATTAAGAAAAATATACCTGGAACAGTTTTTGGTGGGGTTTGTTCACCTCTATTGCTGGAGTCTGATCAATTTTACGGCTCCACATGGGAAAAGCTTGAAAAAAACAAAAATTATATAGAATTGTCAGCATAAATAAGGGAGATAAACAAATGCACAGTAAAGTATTATCGGATTATCTGTATTCTAAAACTCAGTTGGATTTAGATTTAGATGAGATCGTAGACAGGTTTTTTGATGACAAGGGGGACGTTCTGGAAATGATTTTAATATGCAAAAATGATCCTTCACAGTCTGAAAAAATGATGAAGATTCTTGGGGATCAGTTGGACGAGGTTACAAGTGACGTAATCTGGGAGGAATCTCATGCAAAATTTTAAGGAAATTGCCTCCATAATTATCACAGCAGTATTTTTTGCTGGCTCGGTATATCTTTGGTCGTTGGGATGTGGAGAGACCTATGTTGATAGCACGGGCCAAACTCGCCAGATACAATGCAGGGTTTTTTAAAAAATTTACTGGTCTTTGGGAGTGTAACCTTGATGTCGTTATGCGCTGGTTATTACTCCCATGATTATTTCGAAAAGCCAGTAGTCTTACTGGAGAACGATCATCGTTTTATAAATATTTACAAAAATACTTACAAATTAAAGGAAAAATACAAGGTGAACTATAATGACTCCGAATATTACGACCAGACAGACTTTGAGAGAGATCGGGAAGAACAATCTCAAAGAAAGCACGAAGAAATCCAGTTATTCTGGGAAGAAAGCCAAAGGTGGGAAGAAGAAACGAGGTCCCAAAGTTAAAAGCTACAGAATGTTAAACGGCATTCCGCACAAACTTTGTTCTGGTGTGCATGGGTGTAAACAGTGGCTTCCCCTGGATTCGTTTTACAAAAAAAGGGGCAATCGCTATCACACTCGCTATCACAGTTCCTGCGCTGAATGCACAAGGCAATCAAAAGCATCCGGATATGATTTAAAAGGTAAAGAGGTTGGTGGCATTAAGCCAGACCAGGACGCATTCTGGGAAAATGGGTCATGGAAGAAAATCGGAAGACATAATTTCAAGTATAGGTGGACAGGTGGCGAGTGGGTAAGGTCTAGTGATCGCTCTCCTAATTGGTGACTAAAAATGAAATTGCTGGACTTATTTAGCGGAATTGGTGGATTTAGCCTTGCACTTGAAGCTACAGGGCAATTTGAAACAGTGGCCTTTTGTGAGTTTGATAAAAAAGCACAGGACATACTCAGGCTTAGATGGCCTGATGTGCCTATATTTGACGATATAAGGGGAATTAATGAGGAAACTTTATCCAACACCCACTGGTCAGGAAACAGAACACCCGCTTGCGGAACTGACCGAAACGGGGAGGCGCAAGACGAAGGACGGGAAGAACTCGTACAGTCTGAACTTGGCAGACTCGGTGAAAATTCAGCCGGAAGATTCGGCATCGACATCATCACAGCCGGCTTCCCATGCCAGCCTTTTTCCGTTGCTGGAGCCAGGAGAGGCAAAGACGATAACCGCTATCTCTGGCCGGAACTGCTTAGAGTTATACAACTTGTCAAACCAACATGGTGCATCCTTGAAAACGTGCGTGGACTACTTAGTATCGAGGACGGGGTGGTGTTCGAGCATTGTCTACTTGATTTGGAAACCTCTCGTTACGAACACCAAACGCTTGTTATTCCAGCTTGTGCCAAAAACGCCCAACACAGACGGGACAGAGTATGGATTCTGGCTCACGCCATCAACGATGCAGATAGAGCCAACGGATGGGAGAAGGGAAAAAAGGAAAGCATACAGAGCCAGCATAGGCAGGAAGGATGTTGCCGGAAGCTTGGCAGAACAGGTGGCGGTTCAGAAAATGTGGCCGACACCATCGCAGACAATGCACAAGGGAAGCTCAGAGGGGTCGTTGACGAGGAAGTCAGGCGCATCCAGGGAGAACGACAGGCTGGATCATGCGGTAATGGCGAGGGAGGGGGGTCAACTAAACCCAGATTGGGTGGAAAATCTCATGGGCTATCCAGTTGGCTGGACGAATCCGGCTTGCCAAAAGTCAGCAAAGGAGTTCCTGGAAGAACTGATAGACTTAAACAACTCGGAAACTCAATAGTGCCACAGATAGCCTATGAAATTGGTAGAGCAATCCTAGATGCCGATGGACTGGCAGAAATTACGATAGAATATTCCGCACAATGACAAACCGAACCAAGGATGGTACAATTCAGCATCATGCTGGACATTGCACCTCTAACAAGGGACGAGATCGCCCAGGTACTAAGGATCAATAAATATCCTGTTACGCCATTGTTCTTGGATCAAGTATGTAAGTTAGTACGGGTCCTTGAAAGAGATGGCTACGGAATTTCTTTCGATGAGGACTCTAACAGAAATTCCATTGTAAGCCTCAGAGATTACAAAGCATTCATTGCAGGTGTAACCAAAACAGTTACAGCAAAAGAACTGGAGGACAGATGACAACAAACACTGACATACTACCTCCTGGTAGACCAAGCTCCTTTGAGGACCGCTTCATACAGGAGGCACTAGACTACGCTAACGGTGGGTATCAATCATACTCAGATGCGATACCAACTGTAGAGCGATTCGCAAAAAATATAGGAGTCACAAAAGGAACTGTGTACAAATGGTGTAAACTGAATGATGACTTTATGAACGCTATAGATGAGATAAGGCAAGCCAGCAAGCTGGAGTTGATTACCAACGGTCTGACAGGCAATTACAACAGCAATTTCTGCCGTTTCCTGCTTTCTGCTAATCACGGCATGACAGAGAAAACACACACCGAGCATTCTTCTGATGGCTCATTCGCACCCCAACACATTGTCATCCAGGGTGTTTCCGCAGAAGTAGACGATGAGCTAGAGGATGAATACAGGCCACATTGACCTGCCAGAAAAGTTAGTTCCTGTTTTTAGCGGTGATGCGAGAATAAGGGGTTCTTTTGGAGGTAGAGGGTCAGGCAAGACTAGATCATTTGCACTAATGACTGCGGTTAAGGGCTACCAGCTTGGCAAAAGTGGTAAGGAGGGAATAATACTCTGTGCCAGAGAACATCTGAATTCGCTAGACGAATCATCTCTAGAGGAAGTGAAAGCTGCTATATCATCAGTCGATTGGCTGAGAGACTATTACGAGGTAGGTGAGAGGTATATCCGCAGCAAGGATGGCAGGATTAACTATAGCTTTGCTGGACTTAGGCGAAACGTAGACAGCCTCAAATCCCGTAGCCGAATCTTGATATGTTGGGTAGACGAGGCTGAGAACGTATCCGAGATTGCATGGCAGAAGCTCATACCTACTGTCCGAGAGCATAACTCAGAAATATGGGTAACTTGGAATCCTGAGAGTAAACAATCTGCCACTAACCTCAGATTCAGAGAAGACCCACCAGATAATTCGAAGATTGTCGAGATGAACTGGCGTGATAACCCTTGGTTCCCTTCAGTACTCCAGCAAGCGAGACTTGAAGATAAAGAAAAAAGACCAGACATCTATCCGCATATATGGGAGGGTGATTTTAGGGTCCATGTTGAGGGCAGCTATTACGCCACCGAGATGATTAAGGCAAAGACAGAAGGTAGGATATGTCCGGTTCCATATGACAAGAACCTGTCAGTGGTTAGCTCCTGGGACCTCGGAATCTCAGACACTACCAGCATCTTTTTTGCTCAGTTTGTCGGTAAAGGTAAAGAGGTACGCATAATTGACTATTACGAGAACTCAGGCGCAGCCCTAGATCATTATGTATCAATACTGAGAGGCAAAGGATATACCTATGAGCAGCACATCCTTCCGCATGACGTAAGAGTAAGGGAACTGGGAACAGGAAAATCCAGATACGAAGTGTTGCAAAATTTAGGGCTAAACAATATCACCATCTGCCCAATGCTACCTATTGAGGACGGAATTCAGCAGGTTAGGTCCATGATTGACAGGTGTTGGTTTGATGAAGAAAAGTGCGACAGAGGGATAGACGCACTCAGGCAGTATAGACGGGACTGGGATGACTCAAATAAGGCATGGAGAGGAAGACCACTTCATGACTGGACATCACACGCAGCCGATGCCTTCAGATATTTGGCTGTTGGCTACAAGCCGGCAAATGAATGGGGCGCACCAATTCGCAGACGCATTCAGGGAATAGCATAAAAAATCTATGTTATAATTCCTATCATGGCAGGAATACTAGACACTATCAGATCGAGGGTATCAAATGACCCTGTTGCTCAGTACATAATCGACACATATCGAGGTGCTGGTGGGCTGCTGAGCGATATAGCACAGTCTCCACAGGCGCAATACTTTGCCGGACAGTTTGCCCCTGGTGCTGGCTCTTTAGACTTCTCTGGGCAGATGCCATTAGCCCCAACTGGTGAACAATCTATCATGGACGTTTATGCAGCACCAGATAGACTCCCTAGCTTCAAACAGAACTTATCCCAAGGCAATTATTTTGACGCTTTACTGCAAGGATTGGGTGCTACTGGTGACTATGCAAGCGCAATTCCTGTTCTTGGTACGGTATTAAAAGCACCAAAAGCAATACAAAGGACAATAAAAGCAAGAAAGCCAATAAATCAATCTACTCAAAATATAAATATAGACTCTAATAAAATTGATCCAAAATTTAGTTCCAGAATAATATATGACGATAGCAATATAGAAGGCGGTAAAGTAAGCAATGAAGCTCAAAGACTTAATAAGCTAACTGGCGTAGTTGAAAGTAGAAATTTAGACGTACCTGAAATTAGTATATATGACTTAGAGGGTAAGCCATTTATAACAAGTATGTATGATAGGACTGCTGCTGGAGGCTTATTGACAAAAATAAATGACATAGATTTAAACGACCCAGTAAATTTAAGGGGAGGTCAAGATTATATGTTTGACCTAATGAACTCTGGTCAAGTAACTGCATCTGAAAAAAATGTCATAAGCCAAATTATTAAATATGCAGAAGCCTTAAAGAAAAATAATAAAGGGGTAGACCCTGTGTTCATACCCTGGAGAATGTCTCCATCAGGAGGAGATTACTCAACACAAACAACAGAAGCCATGCTTAAATATGCTGCTCAGAATATGTCAAAAGAAGAAATAAAAGAATTCAACAGAGTTATAAGAAAAGAAGGAAGGAAAGTCGCTGTCACAAAACCGCATCCAACGGATAAGGAAAAAACAATAACTGAAAGTGTGCTTGTAAAAATACCAAAATTTAAGGGCATAGAAAACCCAGAATCAATAGACCAATTATATAATACATTAAGCGCAAAAGAGAAAACTGCGATACAGGAATTATTTGATAAATCCTTTAGAGATAGAGGGTCATTGAGTTTACCAGAAGCAAGATTGCTAGTTTCAGACCAGACGCAGCTACTTGCTCCAACAACAGGTATACAAAATGTCGGGCAAATAGATTTGAGCAGGGGTCTTCTCGACTTCTCTGGACATCCAACATATAGCACAGGATTGGCTGGAGAAGGGATTGGCAGGATAAAAGAGGATGTCCAAATTTATCAACTTATGCCAGAGGTCGCTGCTGCTAGGAAAGCAGCTAAGAAAAAAACAAACGCCTACAAAGACCCTAGATCACCGTCATCTGGAGATGTAAGAGCATTAGTAATGAAGCCATATGGAGGTGTTATTACTGACAAGGTTCTTAAAAATTTAGGTCTATAAATCAATAAAATCCAAATTCCATGTTAAACTAACACAAAGTTTACTGGACTATAGAAATGGCAATCACAACATACTCAGAACTGAAAACAAGCATAGCAGACTTCCTGAACAGGGATGACTTAACGTCTGTCATACCAGACTTCATCACACTGTCTGAAGCTCAGATGCAGCGTGAGTTACGCCATTACAGTATGGAAAAGAGGTCAACTGCTGAAATAGACAGTAGATACTCAGAATTACCGTCTGACTTCATTGAACCAATCCGTATGCACTTGCAAGAGCAAAGCACCAGGCTTGAGTTGATAACCATTGACGATATGCTGGAGTTGAGGGACAACACCAATGACTCGACAGGCAGGCCAACCAGCTACGCAATTACTGGTGGTAGCATAGAGGTGTATCCCACTCCAGACGCTGCGTATAACCTGGAAATGTTATATTATGCAACCATTGACAAACTGTCGGACGCAAATACAAGCAACTGGATACTTGCAAGCCATCCAGACGCTTACCTATATGGGGCTTTGTTGCAGTCAGCACCATACTTGAAAGATGACAACCGTATGCAAGTCTGGACAATGCTGTATGCTGGCGCAATATCAGCCATTAACGAATCGAGCAGAAAAGCCAAATATGGTGGCTCTGGATTAAGATTAAAAATCAGGAGTTATTGAAATGAGTTTAACTAACACATATGAAACCACCACCTTAACATGGCTATTCACTGCCGATTCAGCCACCAGGCCAACAAGCTGGTATATAGGTCTGTTTACTGATGACCCAGGTGAAACTGGCGCAGGCACAGAGGTATCTGGAGGCTCATACGCTAGAACAGCAGTTACCCTTACTGTGTCTGGCAATACCGCAACAAATAGCGGTGCAGTAGAGTTTACTGCTGCAACGGGTTCCTGGGGGACTATCACACACATAGGCGTGATGGATGCCTCATCAGGCGGTACAATGATAGTTCACGCTGCTCTGGATGCTAGCAAAACAATAGCAAGTGGTGACGTTTTCCGAATCCCTGCTGGTGACTTAGACATCACCCTAGACTGATGGCCTTACGGCTTGGTTATGGCACTGGAGTCTACAGCTCTGGTAAATATGGCTATCCAGAGGTATTTGAGGGCGCATCTGCAACTTCAATTACATCTGTTGTATCTCAGGCAAATGGCGTTAGGGTACGCCTTGCTGGTGCAACATCATCCAGCACCTTAACCACCAGCGCATCTGCACAGCTTGTTAGACTTGGAAGCGCAACCAGCGCAATATCATCAAGCTCAACTGTATCAGCGCAGAGAATACAGAACGGCTCGGCAACAGAAGCATTATCATCTTCTGCCACTGTTTCTGCTTTAAGAGTACAAAATGCCAGCTTAACAAAGGCACTTTCATCATCTGTAACCGCTAGTGCAGTAGCAGTAAAATCTGGCTCTGCGACAATATCATCAAGCGCAGCAGTGACTGCATCAGGTGTCAGGGTAAGGTTGGGGACAGCTACAAGCAGTTCCAGTACCACCTCAACATCAAATGCAGTAACAGTCTTGTCAGCATCATCTAGTGCTGAAATTTCTGTTATACTAGACGTATCGTTTAATCGTGTGCAGAGTGCATCCTGTTTAGATTCATTAGCATCAACAACGTCATGCAGTGCAAGGTTCAAGTGGATTGATGACAGCGCACCAACTGACACATGGGCAGGGCAGGTAGACGATACTGTGACATGGGTAGATGATTTGATTGATACTGATAGCTGGACGGCTCAGGCTGTTGCAAGCAAGACCTGGACAAACCAAACAAACACCAGTGAAAGCTGGACAGAATTAAATTGAGGCTAAAATAATGGCAGATACAACAACAACCACATATTCTCTAACCAAGCCAGAGGTTGGGGCTTCAGATGACACATGGGGAACCAAGCTAAACACTAACTTGGACAGCATTGATGACCTGCTGGATGGAACTACCCCGATCACAGGCATTGACATAAACTCTGGCACAATAGATGGAGTTACCATTGGTGGCTCAAGCGCAGGTGCAGGGACATTTGCTGGACTAACTATATCGAGTGGCGATCTCACTGTATCAAGTGGCGATCTGGATTTAGTAGCCGGAGGGCTTTACGCCAACGGTGCTACTAATTATCTAGGACAAACGCATATTGGAGACACAGCCAACACAGGCACACTAGCAAATCAACTTACAATATCGGACACAAATACAACAGCATCGATAAGAATAAGGTTTCAAAATTCAGAAGGTGGGTTTGATTTAGGCTCAGACAATGGAAATATAAATTTCTATGGTAATTTAGGCGCAGGAAATCCGGTTTTATTTCAAATTGATGATTCTACTGGGGATGTAAATCTACTTTCAGGCGATATCACTGTATCAGATCGGTTTGAAACAAAAGAGATAACAATTGCTGATGATTCCTATTCTGCCGTAACACCACCCCGAAACGGTGGATGGTGCATCTTTACATTTGGCGGTGACAGCACGACACCCGGAAACACATCATCAGCATTATTCTTTTATGACGTTGGCAGTTCATTAAGCGGAACCATTCAAACATCAGTAAGCACAAACGTCACCATTGCCAACGCAGCGAGAACTGGCACAAGTGGCACTAACGGGTCTGTAAATATCGGGATTCAATCAGGTGTAATACATTTTGAGAATCGTGTTGGTTTTACAAAAAACTTTCAAATTACATTTGTTTAGGGATAGCTATGAAAGCAGAACACATAAAAGACAACTACTACATTGTCACTGACAATGCCAATAAAACCCATGATGTGTATATAAAAGCAGGAGGCAATGAACAGGATGCAATTGACTGCTATCTTGAAGCATGTGAAGGCAAAACTGGAAAAGGGTTTAATGATTTGTTGGGTTTGGGACTTGATCAAGAGCAACTAATCGATCTTGGCATCATGGATTTATGCCCAAAAACAAAGACCATAAAATTGATTGATGGTAGACAGATCACGCCATGCTGTGATCCCTTAACAGTTTGTCCAGAAAAAAATGGCATAGAGAATATATGCGCCATTGTTCACACGCCAGAAATCAAAGCAGAATATGAAAAATCGTTGATTAAGAGTATATAAGATGATTAGTGATAAACTGTACGAGATTTACACCAAACACCCAGTGGGTCAGTACATAATTAACCTGACCGTTCTGTATCCGTTCCTTGCTATTGATCAATTAGTAAACACGATTCTTGGCGGTAGTCCTGCCGAAACCGTATCTGGAAGACTAAGCCGAGCA